ATGCGCCCGTGTACTCGGTGCAGCCCTTGATTCTGCCGCTATCGCAGCCCTCGCTGCCAACAAGTCGCAGGTCTTTGGTGACACCCTCATTTACACCGAGAGCAGTGACGTTATCGTAGCACCTTGGGCCTCTCGTGAGGACATTCTCGGTGACGTTGAGCCTATGATGATGGCCAACGACTACTACGGTAAGGTTCACATTATCGGTAACACGGGCATCCGCAGTCTCCTCGGCAAACTGATGGAGAAGGGACAGTACAACGTGGTTGACAAGAGCATTGAGTGGGCTGGCAAGCAGTTCCATTTCTCCAACCGTCTGACCAACGCCTCCAACACCTACGCCACTTTCTATGCCGTTGAGGATGGTAACGTTGACCTCCTGTTCCGTTATGACCGCGAGGCCGTTATGGGCACAAAGACGCAGGTTGGCCACGAGTGGGACATTATCACTATGCCGTACATTGACATTCCCGTGGGTCTCCATTACTACGAGGCCGTGGGAGACCAGTCCAGTATTGGCGGCGCTGCCACTGCCGACCTCACCTGCGCCAAGAAGGAATACTACGGTTTCTCCGTGGACGTTGCCTTTGTCGTGGCTTACAACTCTGCCATCGCAACCAAGGCCAATCCTATCATCGCAGGTCGTATCGCAAGCGGTAGCACCTACGCCCAGCCCGTGTACGTGGCCAACCCCGAGAGCAAACCCGTTCCTACCAAGGCTATTACCTAACCTCTAAAAGTTACGGATATGACACTTGCAGAACTTAAGGCTCTTGCCGCAACCGCAGGCGAACAGGGCACTCAGATTGGCCTTGCCGATATGGGTAGTCTCCTCGGTGCTCTCGTAGCCCTCGTCTCCGCACTCGCCCCCGAGTACGACAAGACCGCTACCTATGCCAAGGACGCTCTCGTGATTTACGAGGGAGAACTCTACGCAGCTAAGGCGAACATCAGCACTGCCGAGGCTTGGAACGCCTCCCATTGGGAGAAACGCACCCTCGCAGCCGCTATCGCAAAGAAGGCTGACACTCAGTAGTCTCCCACCTACGTAAAACTTTTGGGGGGGGTGGAGGGATTGACTTTCACCTCCCTTTTTATTAACTTTGTGGCATTATGTACGACATTAACAAATTAGTTCAGTCATTCTCCACTCTCGTAGGGTGGAAGGACACCAACCTCAATACGTCAGAGAGCGGTCTCTACTACCAAGAGGCTCACCCCCTCCTTACCCTTCGGGCATTGAAAGGCGTAATGCCCAAGGACATGGCCGAGCGTCTCCCCCTGTACGAGCAGGGTAGGGTCTATCCGAAGGACGCAGAGGTTCACCAAGGCAACAAGGGCTATAAGTCCCTCGTTGACAATAACTCCCAGCCCCTTGAAAACACCTCCAATTGGAAGGAGATTGACTTCTTTGAGCGTTACCTCACTTCCATTACCGAGCGCGGCATCAAGAAGGCCGTTATCCGATTTGTTAACGAGAAGATTGTTGGCATGGAGACCAAGAACCTTGTTGACCGCAGAACCCTGTTTGACGGGGCTGGACGTAGGGAGGCTCGGACGGAGAACAAGGGCCGTTTGGTAGGGTTTGAGATTACCCCCACCCGAACCAATGGCATCCTTACCACCATTAACAAGGTTGGTATGCAAATGTGCGGAAACGTGGGAAAGGTCAAGTTGTACCTGTTCCATTCTTCCGTGGTAGAACCAATCGCCACCAAGGAAGTGGAGATTACCTCTGACAAGGGTTCATTCGCTTGGTTTGACCTCGGATGGACTTTGCCCTACGTCAGTGAGGAAACCAATGCAGGAGGCTCTTGGTACATTGTGTACAACCAAGCCGACCTGCCCGACTATATGGAGAGCATCAATTTCGGACGTGATTGGAGTAGAGAACCCTGTGGCACTTGCAACAAGGGAGACCTCCAACTCTACCGACTGATGCAGAGGTTCGTCACCCTTTCCCCGTTCTATGTTGCTCTGAACGATTGGGACGAGGAACTGTGGGACATTGAGGAGAACATTTATACCCCCTCCGACAACTACGGCCTCAATTTCATGTTCACTATGGCCTGTGACGTGACCGACACCCTCATAGCAGAGAAGTTCCAATTCGCCAACCTCATTCAGTTGCAGGTGGCCTCCGATGCTTTGAGGGAGATTGCCATGAACCCCGAGGTGGCCGTGAACAGGACGCAGTTCAACGCAGAGAGGGATAGCATAATGTACGAGGTCAGTGGAAACGGCCAAGGCATCAAAGGCTTGCAGGGCGAGTTGGATAGAGCCTTCAAAGCCCTTTCCGTTGACTTGAAGGGGTTAGACCCCATCTGCATGGCTTGTCACAACAAAGGAGTGAGATACACCAGCATTTAATGGCCCTTGACGCTCTCATATCACGCCTTTCCGAGATTGCACCTCCGTCAGACGATTTGCCGACCCTGTGCGACCTCGGAAATGCCGTGCGAGAGTTCTTCTCCCGAGCCGACATACAGGAATGGATGGTTCAGACCAACCAAGACAATATGTATGACAGGCAGGAGAATATCTACGGCCAACACATTGGTTACTACTCTGACAAGACCGCAAAGCACAAGAGGAGAAAGGGACTGCCCGACAAATACTACACCTACTACGAGACGGGGGAGACCCACGAGAGTTTGAGGGTGTACGTAGAGGCCGATTATGTGGCAATATGGCCCGACCACGAGAGTGCGCCCGAATATGCCCACGACCTTGACGCATCGGCTTGGGGCTTGCAACCCGATGACTTGGACGAGCGGATGGAGGAGATAACAATAGCAGTAGTTGAACAAATAAGAGACTTTATCAATGGATAGGATAGTAACAAAAACCAACCCGAAAATGTTTGACAGGGCCGTTCTCCCGATTCAGAAGGCCCTTGCCTCGGCATTCCCGTGGCTTGACCATTCCATCGGCATCTGCGAGACGCTCATTGACAAGAAGGACAAAAAGGCGTTCAAGTCAGCCAACTACTACATTGGTGGTGGCCAGTACGAACAGATTATGCCCTGTGAGGAACTCGGCAACTTCGCCTTCTTTTACCTCCGTGACCCACAGGTTCTCGGGGCGAAAGACAAAAACCTCGTAAAAAGCCCGTTTTCGCTCGTTATTTGGTATGACCTTACCGAAGTATCGCCCGAGTACGATGAACGCAACACAGAGCAAATAAAGGGGCAAATAATGGGTGTTCTGAATGCTCTCCGTCTCCCGTACCTGCAAATTCAGAAAATTTGGGAGAAACCGACCAATGTTTTTGCCGATTTCTCCTATGACCCGACCTCCAACCAGTTCCTTATGCACCCCTTCACGGGATTAAGGATTGACGGGGAGTTAATGGCCCGTATGGATTGTCCGCAGACCGTCCGTACAGGTGACAGTTTCAGCACCTCATTCGATAACGCTTACGATATTTAGTTATGGGATTCTATACTTGTCCGAGCGTCCTTCCCGATATGCCCAATATGGGATGCTCTGTGAAATATGGGCAGATTCAGAAGATTGCCTTCCAGCGTGTCGGCCATCCTCTGACCGATATACGGGAGAAAGCCTATTGGACTGCGGCCCTTGCCTCTACCTCTACCGACAAGATTGTGGTTACGCCATTCGTGGAAAGCCCCAACTCTGATGGAGGGGACGAAATGACCTTCGGCAGTGGCAACCAAGTCCGTGATGGCATTGAGTACGTAATGGGCATCAATCCCGTCAAGATGACCTTCCAACTCCGCAACTATCAGCAGAGGGTGATACGGGCCATGAAACACCTCACCACCTTCCAAGACCTTGCGGTTTACCTTCTCACTCCCAATGGCGTGATTGCCATGAAGGACGGTAACAACTACCTTCCTGTCCCTATTCGGGCCATGTTTGTCGGTGATTTGCTGATGCACGGCCTCGCCCAGCCCGACAGGAACATACTTTCCTTCCGTTTCAAGCAGAACTACTCCGATTACTTGGAAGTCGTGCCTCTGAACTTCAACGCCATTGAGGAACTGATGAATGCCGACCACTATATCGGTGATGGCAGTTTCTCCGTGGCCTTCAACTTCTCGTTTGACGTATAATTTTTACGGATAGGAGAGAAAGACCATGCTTGAATTTATCGCATACGTGTTTTTCGTCAGCCTTGCCGTAAAATTCTTACGGACGCTGATGGAGAAGTGGGGGATTAGGGAGTGGCTTGAAGTCAACGCCCCTTGCGACCTCCTCAATCAGATGGTTCGCTGCGATTTCTGCCTTTCCTTTTGGATGGGCTTGGTAGTAAGTCTGATTTTGGCTATATTTGTGCATTGGTGGTTGGTTTTTATCCCAGCCCTTTCGTGCAATTTAAGATACGATTAGGTTATGATTGAAAAGCGGATTGGTGGACATGACGTTGCCTTTTATGACAACATAGAGGACTTGCCTATTGTGCAGTTCCACAAGTATGGCCGCTTCCTCCTCGTTGAAGGTGGCATCGGAGATACCATACAGGATATAGACAGGCATATAACAAGGGTGGCAAACTTCCTCTCCGACAGGAAGAAGGCCGTGCAGGAACTGATGAACCTCCGTCACTGCATCTACGTGGTGGCAACGGAACAGGACATACGGACGAAGGCCACTCTGTGCCTCATTAAGAGCGTAGATGGCAAGGATTGGGTGGATTTCTCCGACAGTGGGCTGCAACG